TTTGTGATGAACTTTCATATATCTCGTAACCACCTAATAAAATTAATTTTAATGATAAAGTTGGATTCTTAGTTGTTAAATCAACGTAACAAAAACATACATCAGGAGTTTCTTTTTCAATTAATTTCTCCTCTAAATATAGACTATACCCATCACCTCTTTTATCTCTATCTACATACAACGCATGTATATAAAGTGAATTATCTTCAAACTTCTGATATACTACAAAACCATGTTCTTCTACTAGAACATCTCTATTATACATATCTTTACAATAATCTGCATACATCTTCATCTATTTTTTCCCTCCCCCAGATTTACTTGCAGCCTCGGATGCTAATAAAGCTCCTTCTCTTATAGCATCTATACGCTCCATTCCTAAGCCTAACGTGGACTTTAACTCCATCTCTTTACCTTTTTGTCCAACATCAAATTGTGTTGTAGCTTCTAATTTATCTAATCCTTCTCTCTTAGCTGCTTCTTGAGCCATGAAAATATCTCTCTCAATACCTGCTCTTGCCTGTAATCCCTGTGCCTGTAGAGATCTGACTTGCGCCCCAGTAGCGGCTCCTGTCATCCCTCCTAATGCACTACCTAGCTTGAGTCCTGCAGTTTGCTCTGCTTGCATCATCTGTCTTGCTAGCTTAGTCTTCATAGCTAGTTGTTCTTCTTGACTAATTCCTTCATCTGCTTGCTGCTTACGTCTTTCCATAACGTCTTTCATCTCTGCAGTTCTTAAACCTTCTGGACCTAATATCTGCTCGGCTTTCTCTAAACCTACATCAAACTGTGATTTTGAAGTACCTTCTTCTGTACCTGATGTGTCTGCTGTATCACTACCAGTTTTCTTGTTAGCTTCCTCAGCTTCTCTTCTTTTCCTTTCCTTATCTTTATCCTGTACACCTTCTATATCCATACGACTCTCTGAAGATTGCTTATTTGCCTCTTCCAACCTCTTCTTATCTTCTGCTATCCTTTCTGCTGGGGTTTGAGCTTTTCTCCTATTCTTTTCAGCTTTTCTTTTCATCTCTATTAATTTTTGTTCTTGACGTTTAGCCTCAGCTCTTTCTTGTATGCTCATATTGGCATATTTATTAGATGTAGAAGTTGATACCTTTTTTGGAGGAGCGGCTTGTTGCTGGGCTAACTTATCTCCTGTAGAACCTTTATATATCCCTGTTTTCTTCCTAGTCTTACCTTTTGCTTTAAGATATTTTTCTCTATTCAAACTCATATCATTACCTCATAAAAATTACAGTGATAGTTACGTCACTACTTCCGTTGTTTATTAAATATAAGAAACTCTTGTCCCAAGTTCCTGTTTTTGTTACTAATCCATTACCAATTTGTGATGTGATTATATATTGACTAGGTATAAAAGTCAACTTATTTCGTATAGTTACGGTCTGTCCTGACGGAATTTCAATATCTTGTACTGTAAATCCCTCCATGTTATCTTGAATAGTTAACTTGGTCAAACCTGCAGTTAATTTCTTTGCTAGGTCTACTAAATCTCTTGCGGATGTTAAATTAAATTTCATTAGTCTTTAATCTCCGTTCTATAAGGAGTTGCTATTTCAAACTCATAATTAGTTATCAATACATTTTCATGTAATGAATTATTTGTAAACCTTAGTTTTGTACACTTACTCTTGCCGGTAGGTAATTTGGTTTTTACAAATTTACGAGGTACCGCACCCCAGGAAGCGTCTCCCCAAGAAGAAGCTCCCCATCCAGATTCTCCATTAGAACCTCCAAAATCAAATTGGATATTACCTAAATCTATGTCATTATAATCTTTTTGTATCTTCATATCTAGACTAAATGCAGGAGACTCAAAATTACCTTCTGTGTCAAAACTATGTATTTTTAATCTTAGGAATTTTTTAGGTACCGTAGGCTCTCCCAAAGATTCCCAGTTTGTATCGTATTCAAAATCTATTGCTTCTGTATGATCAGCATAATCACTACTATCATCTAGATCATTCATTCTATGTAAAATAGACGTTGCATCGTCAACATTACGAGGTAAGAAAGCTAATTCCCCCTGGTATATATCAATGCCAGCACTAAAATCTATATTATTCCATTGTAGCCAAGCTTCTCTAAAGTAATCATATACTACTATTAAACTATCTGTTTGAGAGGTATAGGAAAAAGTTTTTCCTGATAAACTGAAATACTTAGTTACTTCCTTAGGAATAATCATCATCAATACATCTTTCTCTGTCCAGTTAAACGTAACAGCTTTGTCAAATACTAAATCTTTATCCTTAAATATAGGCTTTATTATAGAAGATAGTTCTTGCAATGCATTACTCGCATTTATACTAAAGTATCCTTGCTTAGATAGGAATACTAAACTATTTTTAAATTCTGTTATGGAGTGGTGACTAGTACATCCTAGTCCACCTTCGTTAGTTAATAAATCTACTGTATAAGGTATACCCTCTGGATTACTTATATCACCTGCTAGTACGTGAATACTATCTTCATGAAATATGTATAATAAATCTCTTAGAGCTGCTACAGCAGTTATCTTTGTACCAAACGATGAGTTTACTATGGTCTGGTTATCATCTGAAGGAAAGTATTCGCTACCTATCTCTAAAGTTTTAGCGTTATATCCTAGAGAGTAACTAACATTATTTACACTACTAGGCTGTCCAGCTATAACTAAACATTCCTTAAATTTTGTTAAGTAAGAACCTTTTGGAGGTGGATCATGTCTTTTTATAGGATCTGGTAAAGCTAAGAATAAATTTAGCTCTGTATCTGTATCATGATCAGCAAACTCGGCAGCGCCTGTAATTCCACTATGTCCTGTATTATCATAGTCATAAGGAACATCTCCTATTAGATGATATATAGCGTCGGCTGCTACTGAACTAGTATCATAAGCTCTATATATTAATACACGTAATCTTTTTTCATTTTGCCATTTTCCTGTCATAGAAGCGGCAGGTCTTGACCCTGTATTTAAAGAAGAGAATAAAGGATGAGTTGAGTCAAATGTAGCTGCTTTATCGAAACCATCTAGATGACTACTTACATAATCATCGAAAGTAATATGTACGTGATGACTGCCTCCAGTAACTTCTATTTCAGCAGCGTTTGAAGGCTGGCTAGTAATTACATTACCTTTTTTATCAGTATATTCTAATACTAATTTATAGCTATAATATCCATTAGTTAGAGCTACTCCTGAAGCATCTGAGCTTAGATTATTTGCTGGATCGAAATAATCTGCTGCATCTGAATCTTCTGGGAATATTGGAAGACCTGCTCTATACACATGTTCTCCATCGTATTTTAATACTTCATCTTTACCATTACTTATATATAATACATTATTTAATTGCTCAAAACTAACATTCTGGAAAGCCTCTGTAGCTAAATGTTCATGAGTAAAAAGAGTAGCAGCAGTATCTCCTTTATCAATTAGATCTCTTTTATGATATTCTAAATTAAGTGTAGATGAAGCACCTATTGATGTTGTAGCTAAGTTAGATATAAAGGCTGCTGCATTAGATCCTGCAGTACCTACGTTTAAACTAAAATCAGTAGGCATGGCTGCTGCTAAGGTGGTTAAATTAGTTGGAACAGTTTCTTCTCCTGTACCTAAATCGTAATTAAATATGGATGTACCTTCATCAGATATGTCAAATTTGAAGGTTTTAGTAGTAGTATCTAGTTTACACTCTACAGTCATATTTTCATTTGATCCTGAGTAAGTTAATACCAAATTTATTTTTTCATATTTAATTAGATTTGTAAGACCAGCTCCTATCAAAGAATCTGTTAACACACCTGTTGTAGGATCTATATCTTTATATGTAGTTAATCCAAAACAAGTTTCGCCTGTCTCACATATCTTTTTAAATCCTTTCCTCTTATTTATAGCTCCTGTAACCCTGTAAGCTGCATTTTTTACATGACTAGCAAATTCTCTAGATCGCATAATATCTGATGACCTTTTATCAAGACCTCTAAAATTTTCAGAATTACGTATTATTTTATGATCTATTGCCATTAATTACTCCAATCTTCCCAACTATTAAGCTGAGGTATGTATTGAACATCATCGCTAACCATGGCATAACTTTTAACTATCTCTTGTGCCATTGCTTGTAGTTCTTGTATAGCTTCCATACTGTCTACACTGGAATCTCTTTTTAATATTTTCCATGCACAGTAAGAAATTAAGTATCTTTCTACTGAAATATCAAGCTCACTATGAGTAGTAGTATCCTTACCTCCTACTATGATAGATCCTTCAGGAATCGTACTAACTTCTCCTGATTCTATAGTGTGAGCTGTACATGTTATTAGAGAGGTATCTACATCAGTTATCTCAATATTTTTAACTAGAGTGTTACCTTCTTTATCTACTACACATATAAAATCATGTTCATTTAAAGAATCTAAATTTGTACTTATGGTAGAATCACTTGTTAAAGGTATAGTAAAACTATTTGAAGAATCTATAACTGTATCTGATCCTACCTTCGCAGCTTTCTTATCTAATTCTTTTAAACGTCTCACATAATTTATTCTAATTTTACCAGTACTTTGTGGAGCAGGAGCTAATAGAACCTGTCCAGATAATCTAATATATTTAGCTGGAGATCCACTTACACCTGGATTTCTTCTTTTTAATGTATCTTCTTCTAAAACGTAGTAATCGTCCTCATCTCCTGTTGATGAGAACTCTACATTATGTACTTTATTTTTTAAAAAACAGTCGCTAGGTAAAGCATATTTTTCTTGACCTTGAACAGCATCTATAATAACTTCTTCAATAAATACTCTAGGATGTTGCTGTACTATTAGAGCCTGTAAATTGTATTGAGCGTCATTTAGGTACTGGATAAATTCTTGATCTCCTATGCCAGTGAAATCAGAGAATTCTTCATTTTCAGTTTGTTTCCTAATTTGGTTTATTAATCTTTCTACTGATCTCATGATAGCATTCCTTTTATAGATTTAGATAATTCTCCAAAAACTTGTGCTTCTTTTTGTTTACCTAAGGATTTTTCTTCTAAAGCTCTTGCTTGAGCCATTCTTTTCCTTTTCCTTTTAGCAGAGGCTCCTGCGACAAGACCTATAGCGGCTGCTCCAGCTAAAACTGCTGGGTTAACTGCCATTACACCTGCTTTTAAACCTGCTGCGCCAGCTCCCGAGGCTGCGGCGGTTGTACCGGCTGCTTTTGCGGCTGCTGCCTTAGCTGCGGCTGCTTTATATGCTGCTGCACCTGCTTTAACTGCTCCTCCAACCTGACTCATTACTGCTGCTTGTCCTACTGTATTAGCAATATCTAGAACACTTCCTCCTTGCATAGCTGTGGATAAACCGGCTTCTATAGAGTCTTCTGCCTCTATTCCAGTTTCCTCGCTTACATCAGAAGATGTGTTATTTTTCATTTTCTTTATAGCTGCTTGTTTTTGAATAGATTTAGCTTTTTGAGGATATGTACCTACTTGCTGACCTGATCCATCAGTTAACACTAAATCATCTTTAGCTATACCACTCATGACTTTTCTTTGAGCTTGCTTTCTTCTCATTCTATCGTAGTATGTCTCCATATTTTATCCTCTAACGCCTAAACTGGCTACTTTTCTACTCTTTTTTAACTTTTTTTCAGCCGCCTTCTTTTGAAGGTCCTGTAACTTTTTACTTCCCTTCTTTATTAATTTTTTTATATTTTTATTTAATTCCATAATTTACCTTAGTTATAATTTTTTAATAGTTACTAAAGAAGGAGCTGTAGCAAGGGTATCATTAACAGATCCGGTTAAATCTTTTGTTCTTATTGTAATTATATCATTCTGAGCTAGATTTACTATATAAGTATAATTATAAGAAACTAATGTCTGCGTTACCCCTTCATATCTTATATCAAGATAAGGAAGGTGATTATAAACAGCAGAGCTATTTTTATAAATTTGTACTGCATCATCAAGGTGAGCCTCAGTCATATAAGTTGGAGAATAAGCATCAAACCCTACTTCGCAATGAACTTCATAGTATCCTGCGCTTGGAGCAGTAAACTGTCCTGTTGATGCACTATAATTAGTACCAAGATCAATTTCAACACTGTTAAACTTTATAATTCCAGAATCAGTTTGACCACTTGTTAATTTTGCTACAACTAAAACAGTAGTTCCTGCGGAGGTTGAATCTGCTCCTGGTGTCCATGCACTACCGGACCACTTTAAAACCTGTCCCGAACTAGGTGGAGTTGAAGTAGTGTCAACATCAGATAAGGCATCTATAGATACAGCACTTAATTTATCCTCTACTACTGCTGAAGATATTTTACTAGAATCAACAGCGTTGTTTGCTAATTTAGCAGTTGTTACAGCTAAATCTTCTAAAGCTGCTGTAGCAATCTTAGATCCTTTACCATCTACTCCAGTATGATCGTGATCTACAATCTTTTGAGCAAATTCTGTTTTAAAGGAGTTAGCCCAGTTAGTCTCTCCTTTTACTGGAACTTTTAACTGTAATTTATCAGTAGTTCCTAATGTTATTGTTAATACTGCCATTTATTTTCTCCTAATTTAGCGTAAAATTTAGTTTAACTGTACAAGTTCCATTTACATCACCAGCATTACCTATTTTAATTCTTGCAAATTGTAGTATGGGAACATCTATTGGCTGTACTGTACAATCGTTTGCGTTTGCTGTGCATACAAAGTCACATTCTAGTCCATTACTTAATAAACAGTCTACCCAGTTTACTCCATCAGGACTTATTTGTAATAATATTTCTATAGTACATCCTTCACAAGTAGCTGTCAAGATATGTTCTATAGATTTTGGAGATAATTCTATTGGACGAGAATAAGCATAACTATCTGTTCCTACTATATCTGCTGTAGCTAAACTATTTCCATTTATATCAAAAAGCCCTGTAGCTGTTGAACTTATAACTAAATCTTTTACAAAGTCTATTCCGTGATTAGATGCCATTACTTTTTTCTCCTTCTTCGTCTATTAGTGTAATTAATAGTAGCCTGTCCTTTTCCTTCTCCTAGATCTACAGATCCAGCTCCTTTCCACTTCACTCTAACAAACTGAAGTAAAGGTGAATTTATATTTTTTAAATTAAGTCCAGAAGATATTCCTTCTATTTTGAGAGGAGGAAAAGTTACTGATACATCTCCTCCTGTACTTGCAGTAGCATTTGCATTAAATATAGAATCTGCTGCAGTTAAAGTTTGTTTATCAAGAGTATTAATAAACTGAGCATCTAAATGTCTATGCTCTACTCCATCACTTTGATCTTTAACATCTCTCATAGTCTGAGCACAGTCTCCTGAAGTGTCTCCCCATCTCCACCAGCCTTCTAGACCTCCGTTAGGGTTCGTTGAAGCATCGTACCTATTTGGATTAATGTATTGATTAGTTCCTTCTATATCAGAAATTTGCCCTGTAGAAGTTAATTTTTCAGGATTTAGTAAAGGATAGGGAACACCTGCTGGATATTCATCTGTAGATTCTCCTCTATTAGCCGCCGTAGTAGAACTGCCGTATAGAGTAGCAGGTTTTTCAGTATTAAAAATAGCAGGTCGTACAGAAGTTCCTGGACCGTCTACCCACCAAGTATCACTATGAAAAGATGTTTCATCAACATATCCCTGGAAAGCATTATTATTATCAACACCTACGACCTCATGAATACCTGCTGAGAATTGTGCATGTGGCTTATATTCTTCTTCAGTGTTAGAAGTTTCATATTTTAAGTGCCTATCTTGAATAGCAAACCCTACATTGTAAGTAGTAGATGAGTAAGTATCTGTTACAATCGTATTAAGACCTCCGATATAATCAGCTCCAGATCCATCTTTTATAGCTGTTAAAGGCTCTCCGTCATAAGATATAGCCCAATTGTAAGGTAAGTTGTTAGCTGGACCTGGACCAAACTTAACAGTATCACCTGGATCTACATTATCTCCAGCTAAATCATTTCTACCTCTGTAGGATAGAATAACATTATGCCATCCTCCATCACAGATATCTATGGACTGACCTCCAATAGTTTGAGAACATTTCCATAAGGCAAAGTATTCTGCTTGTTCTTCAAAACCATTAAATGAAAGACATAGTGCTGTATCTTGATCTGCTGTAGCTACCCATTTCTTAGTTGTAAAGTTAAATGACTTGGTAAGAGACATTGTAAAAGCGTTACCATTTATAGCATCATTTACGTAAGTGGCTTCAGTTTCGGCTGGGGTTGCTAATTTAGATGTAAGTGCTGCTGAGGCTCCGTCTTGATATAGTAAATCGTTACTGCCTACTAGATCTTGCTCAGGATTTGTAGCATCTGCTAATTGCCACCAAGCTTCAATAGCCGGTGCTGTACCAGGAGTTCCGACTGTTACACTTGGTAAATTCTTTATATTACGAACGTGTCCGTTACTATATAGCTGCTTTACTGCATTAGCATCTAATACTTCACTATGTAGACTCCAATTAGATATAGAAGCCTGTAGTTTTGAACTATCTGTACTTGCTGGACTTGCATTATGAGCATTGTTTTGTCCATCACTTAGTAAGGTAAATCCATTTCCTCCTTTCAAATCATCATTAGATATAGTAGTTACTGTAGTAGATACACTCTCACTTCCGTCTATATATACTTTAATAGTTGGAGTAATTCCCGAAGGCTTTGTTACTACTAAGTGGTGCCATTCCCCATCATTTACATCTGTTGCTGCTGTAATAGTTTGACTACTATCTATGAGAGTAAGTACCATATTACTAGCATTTACTTCCATTTTTAATCCATCAGTAACGGCTCCTTCTGTATTGCTAAACAGTACACCTGTAGCGTCTAGCGTAGTTTTAAACCAGCCTGATATAGATAAATTAGATGTTGTGGTAAATATATTTCCTGATTTAGCTCCTCCTTGATAATATATAGGATCTGAAGCATTATGTGTATAAGTTACGTCTGTACCATTATGAGAATCTAGGAAAGATGTACCTGATACAGCATCATAAAGAGAAGCTCCATCACCTGCTTCATCTCCACATCGTATATGTCTTTCTAAGTAAGAAGCACAAGAACTATCCATTACATTAAAATAATTTCCTGAATTGTAAATTTCAGAAATTTCTTGAGAAGTTAGACTCTTACGCCAAGTAGATAATTCGTCTATATCTGCTGTATATTGCGTAGTTCCTATGTTTGGAAAAGTGTTAGGAGTGGTACTAGCACCAGGTAATCTTGATAATATACCTGCATTTACAACAGTTAAAGCTGCTGAATCAGGGTCATATGTACCTGCCTGTGTTGCAGTAGTCCCTACAGTAGTATTTCCTGCATTTATTGATAATGTAGAATTAGTTATAGCTGTGTATAAACTAGCATTTTGAGGTATGTTTATAACATAATGATGCCAATCTGTAGAATTAGCATTACTCACGTCAAAACTTTTCCATCCACCTGCTCCCCAAGATCCTGATCGTTGATAATCTCTATTAGCTCTTTGTACATATAATTTATTATATTGAAAATATATAAAAAATTGACCTTCCCAAGTATCATAAGTAGAGTGAAAGGGAGCTCCATGATCATGATAATATTGATACATTATCATTTGCTGACTACTTTGTGTCTTATCTCCTTTATGCCAGAAACTTATAGCAGAATCAGTTTGAGTCCACCAATGCACAGTTCCACCTGATCTTGTACTATCATCATAAGTAGGAAACCAGCCTTTATTGTTTGTAAAAGTTGTTTGACTATACATACCTTCAGCAGGAGTATTTCCAGGTGTCCGAGCATATTTTGTATTTGAGCTATCTATTTGCTCAGTCAAATTTTGCGTTGTAGTATTACTATCTGTTTGTATTACTTTAGCATTTGTAAAGTTATCGTATCCACCATGTCTAAATAGAACAGGCTTATATGTAGTAGTAGGGTTCTCACTTGTTTTAAACCACTGACTGTAATTAAATGATTTATTTGTTCCAATATGTTGATGCATAAAATCTCTATCTCCAGAACCTACTGGAGAAACTGTGTTTCCATTTACATCAAAGTTAAGACCGCCTTTAGCAAATTTATTTTTAAACTCACCTGCATCTGGTGTAAGTTTAACAGCTTGTTCGTTTCCAATTACGTCGCCTGTTTGACTAGCTGCCGATGAACTTACTGTACGAGATACAGCCGGACACCAATTTTGTCCATCTGGACTCATTTCCATTTCTACGTCTACTGTACCGGATAGACTATTATCTGTTGTTACCGTTAATATGTGATTCTTTGTACGAGGTCCAAGTTCAATAGGATCACTAACAACCTCGGCTCCGCCAGCCTTAGTCGTTTCGGTAGTCTTAAATTTTTTCTTATAATTAGATGCCATTTAAACTCCTATATAGTAACTCCCTAAAAACCCCCCAGCCGTTTTTGAAGCTGAGGGGAGAGCGTCAGGGAGGAATACGCTCTTTTACTTTAGATTAAGATAATCCAGAGATTACACCATGAAAACATGGGTTAATGTAAATCTGAAGATATCCACCGTAACGTGCTTCGTACGCATCGCTAGAAGCTTTACGTAAGAAAACAGTTCCGTCATCATCAAACCAACCGAAGTCTGGTCTGTGGTGAATGTGGATATGAGCATCATTTAGAAGATATAGTCTGTCATCTTCAACAAAACGCTCTGGGAAGATCCCAACAGGTCCGTCGATAGACATAAACTGAATACCACTAAAAGATAGAGGTGCTCCGTTTGCAGTTTTTAATCCTGCTCTAGTTTCTACGTTGTACTGAACTTTGTCTTCAATAATATGAAGAATTTTTTCATACTGCTTAAACGAACAAACAATAAGGTTTGGAGACTTACCACACTGCTTCTTAACTTTCAACATCATTTCGTTAAGTAAGTCAGTAGATATCTCTGTTCCTACGTTAAGTTTCTGAGCAGCTTTCCATCTACGTCCGTGGTTGATTCCGTAAGAAGAATCTGTAGAAGCAGACTTATCAAGAAGTTTAAGACCTTCTGGGTCAGCATCTTTAGAATTTTGCATGTAGATTTCAGCAGCTTGTAGGTTACCAGAACCGTCTTCAAAGTTACCTAAAACAACTTTACTAGAAGATAAAGTAACAGTAGGACTAGTAGTATTATCTGGATCAACAGCTATAATCTCTACACCTTTAATAGTAGTTCCAGCTCCAGTAGAAGCAGAAGAACTTACTTCAACGTCTACAAGATCTCTTTCTTCAAAGTTAGCTTCTTTCATGTCAGCAATAGGAACAACAATGTTTCCGTCACTATCAGCAGCTAATAAAGCAGCCTTAGGATCTAAAGCATCAACAGCTACAGAAGTACCTAGTTTACCAGATCCATCATTAAAAAGAGCACGAGAAAGGTTTCTCATAAAAGACTCAACACCTTTTTGAACTACTTCTTTAGTAGCTCTAACAAAAGCACCTTCGTCAGAAAGAGAAGCTTTGATAGTCTCTCTATCGATTTCTACAACAGCATACATCTTTTTAGCAGTGATTCTTGCATCTCCATAGATAGCTGTGTTAGAAGAAGGTAATTCACCAGAACCAACACCACCACTAAAAGATTGTGGAATAGCGATAGCTAGTTCTTTACCTGTAAAATTGTAAGATTTTTTTACTCGCCCTAAAAGTACGTTGGCTGAGTTATATACATTCTCAGAAAGCTTTTCGTACTTAATCTTAAATAGAGCTGAGACTTCATCTAATGACATTTTAAATTGATTAGACATTTTAACTCCTTAGTTAATTAAGTTTATAAATCGTCAAAATCTATATAACTTTCTTTAGATCTTGACTCCTTCTTTTTTGTTTCTTTAGGCTCTGCCTTTTTAGAAACGGTTTTGGATGCTTGTTCAAGCATGTCACCATAAACCTCTTGCACAATCTCCTTCAGGTCGTCGTTATCAAAAGATGGGTTCTCCATAATCACCTGTTGAAGGCTTTCGACTACTGATTCTTGATCTGCTAGTTGTGGACTAATACTAGATAAAACATCATCCGCTCTGGAGAAAGCTATACTATGAGTATAATACTCAGCTACAGCTTGAGGGTTAATGTCTCCTTCGTACTCAGAATCCAACAATTCCTGGTAAGCATTTTCAAACTCTTCATCCGACATACTGTGAGCTTCCTGAACATCGGCAATCTCCATCTCCAGTTCCTTTAAGGCTTGCTGTTTTTGGGCTTGCTCTTGTGCAGACTCTTGTTGTTTGAGGAGATACTCGTTTTGAGCAAGTAGTTCCTCATTTTTTAATTCTTCAGGGGACATCATGCTTAATCGCTCAACTTCGGGTGCTAACTGGCTTAGAAGTTCCCTCTTAAACTCGTGAGGCTTCATTCCAGAAAATTCTGCGAAATAAGCTAATGCTCCTAAAGCATCATCATTTTTTAATTTATCAGCAAACGAATTAATATAATTATTAATATTATCAATTTGTTTACTGTAATCTTCCCTTTCCCTTTCAAATTCTTTTCTCTCTGAAGAAAATTCTTGAAATTTTTTATCGTAAGACATTTTACCACTATAATTATTTAATAATTCTTGTAGCTCTACGTCTACTTCTTCTCCATCTACTTTGTGCTTAAATACTGCATTAGCCGGCATCTCAAGGTTTTCTTCTCCGTACTTTGCAATAAGTTTTTTAATTTCTTCTGTCTTCTCTTCCTTCGCTCTAGCAATAACTTCTGCTTCTTCTGCTTCTTCTCTCGCTTCTGCTGTACTTTGCTCTTTAGACTCTGATTTGTCCGTTTTTCCCGAAATCTCTTTTTTAGCATCACTTAATACTTCTGCTCCTGATCTCCCATCTGTTAATGCATCTAGTTCATCAAAAGATAGTGTTTGCGCACTTTCATTAGCTTCTGGAGCTAAATCCACCTCTTGTTGAATTTCTTGCACCTGATTTGTTGCTTCATCACTCATTTTAGTTTTCTCCCTTTTCTTCTATTTCTGATTTATCTTCTCCTGGAACCATTCCAGTAATTACCTCTCCTCTATTAGCTTGTCCTTGAACAACTAATTTTTGCTGTTCTACAGACCTTGGAGTAAATCCATTTGGAAAAATTGGAAAATTAGCTAACTCTGCTAACTTAGCCTCAAATAAAGGATTTACCCTAGCTTTTTCTACCATCAAAAATTCATGTATAGCGATGTGTTCCATCATCTCTTCTCTGTACTCTACAGGACATTCTTCTTTAAATGTACGCTCTTGCATTGCTTTAGAATGTACTTTCCAGTGTATGATGTGATCTTCAAATTCTTCAGGATCTCCCACAGGTCTTCCTGCCATTATATCTTCAGTCTCAGATTCAGCAGCTCTTACAGAAACAGTTAATAAACTATTCATTTTGTCTGTATTACCTAGATCTAATAAGTCAAGCCATCTCTCATCTGATAGTAAATTAGGTTTCATTTGCATAAGTTCTATAACACGTTGTACTTTACCGGCTTTAGATTCAGGTAAGCCTGATCCAAGTTCTAATCTAATGTCATAATTTTTACTTAAATTAGCAGTATCAAAATGTCTAATTGCATACTTATTATTTTTACCTACTATACGTACCATACGTCCATCATCAGGCTCATAATAATCTCCTGCAACAGATATTGTCATTTTTGCAAGCTCTTTAATCATTTCATTATGCTTGATTACTGTGGTACTGTTTCTTTCTTGTTCTTGTTCATTTAAAAATTGTAAAGCAACGGCAGCAGTAATACCTTTAGGAGGTGTTCCTCTAGATACCCCTTGGATACCATATATTTGTCCCATTTCATTACGTAACTGATCCCTGAAATTGTATGCTTCTGGAGGATTTGGTTGAGTTTGTAACATTTGAGGAGGTACTGGACCTTGGTACTGTACAATAGTATTATCATTACCTAGTGATTCTATTTTACAAGCACCTCTAGGCATAACCCACTTAGCGTGTCCCATCATGTAAATGTTCTTAGCTAATAAGGTAGATAAATTATCATGCATATTTTGTATAGGTCTTACCATTTCGTATTGAGATATTCCGTTTAACTGCTCAGGTACATCCATATCAGTTATACGCACTAGTGGTAAATTACCGTGGCTAAATCTTAGTATGTCCATTTCTAGGATACAATCATCAGTAAATTTTACATAATATCCTTGAGGACAGTATTTAGTTTTTTTATGAAAGAATTCGTAGTAAACTGTTTCCTCTTCAAGAAAATGCTCTGTAAGGTCATCTGAATCGAAAGCTTTTACATCAGCAGTTCTTTTTAATTTATCAGCTTTAGTAGGATACATTTTTTTCAATGTTTCTGTAGCCTCTACTTTAGTTCTAAAACAGTATTCTACTTTATCAAAACTTTTTTGTCTTTGTAGATATACTCTCCAAGGAACCTCTATTTCATATTCTACATCTCCAACATGTATAGGTTTACTAGGATCTATTTTTAGAGGAACGCCTTGAGCATCCAATATCTTGTTTCCATTCTTATCTATGAAATCAAGAGATATACCTAGATCTCTAGCTTTGACATATAAAGGATGTAAATCTCCCTTATCTTTGTTCCAATTTACAAAACAAAATGACTCGCCAAATATAAAAGCATTTCTTAGCATTTTAGCTCTAAGTTCTTCTATATTATTAATATACCAAATATGATCTATTAGATATTTTACAGCTTTAGCTGCATTTCTATCTTCATACTCATCATTAGTAGGCATAATATTTACTGAAGGCTTTAATCTAGATAATTGAGATATACGAGTTTCTGTCATGTCATGAAGGTGATTAACAATGAATTTATTAATCTTATTAAGGAATTGACGCTCTGATCGTCTAATGTCTGTACGCTTGATAGTGGTTACAGAACCTCGATATGCCTCTAGATTTTTTTTACATTTAGAATTTCTACTGAGAGCTTGTTTTTCTAAAGATTTAACTACTTTAGTACACCACTCTAGTAATTCTTTTTCGTCTTCTTTGTTTATTGCGTGGAATGGTTTTACGTTTATTTTATCCGGTCGGTCGTCACCTAATTCATCAAAATAACTCATTTATGCTCCTATACCATTCTGTATATTTCTTCATTTTCGTCTTGTTGCTCTTGATTTATTTCATCGAATACTTTGTCAGGATCGGCAAACTTCTCAGTATTGAGAGCTTCCTCGGCTGGCATAAATTGTACGGTGTGTGTTTGTTTTTCCAAACTTTTCACCAAAATCAGAGCATACAGAGTAAAAGGTAACAGAATCATGCTTAAAATGCAAGATAAAAGTGAAAAAATTACTGAAATCTGTGTAATATCCATAGTTTAGTCCTCCCAGGGGATCATATTCCAAGTCCAATCTTGTTCTTTTTTTATATCGTTTAAATCGTCTTCTTTTCGTCTCCATCCTCTATCGTTTTCTTTATTTAGCTTTTTCTCTATGACCTCATTCATGTCATAATTAGCTGCTGCGTTTAAATATCTCCAACAATCGATTAAATGGTCATTTTTCTTAGGTATATCGCCTCTATCTGTACGTACATAGTTCTGTATCTCCCATTTTAACTTTACCATGCGATCTGAAAAGGTTACAGTATTATATATCATTTGATCTTTACATAAAGATAGTCCATTTTCCTTTTTATGTAAGTGTTTAGCTGTAGGCATGAAATAATCTCCAAATTGACCCATTAATTCAGTAGCAAACCATGCTGCGGCTTCATCATATACCTTATACCAATCATCTACATCTATATAAGGATTTAGTTCTTTCATTTTTTCTTTTATTCTAGGATAAATTTGCCTAACTGACGTATTCTCCTGGCTAGTCTCGTAGAGTTCGTCAAGAATATACACCTGTTTAGTATAAGGATTGATAGCAGCAAAAAGCACGGCAAAACAAGTAGTGGAGCCAGGATCAGTAATGCAATACCAATCAAGTTTTTTAAGATCCTTCTGTATATCATTAATTACTCCTCTGAAGGGTTGTAATCTTTTGGGGTCAAACATTGGGAAAATAGAGTTCCTTCCTCCCAAGCTGATTTCTCCAAAATACTCTCGTTTGATAACATCATCTTCACCACGAACCCTGAGTTTTTCAATTTCCCTGTCGATCTCCTCTTTAGGTGTGTATGGATTATCATAAGATGAGGCGATAATGTGTGCGCAATCTTTCCTGTCAAAACATTCATCTGCAAACTCCATATATTGATCTTGGTTTCGGTCTCCTGGCTTAGGCGGTGTCCCGATTATTACAAGAGGTGCTTTACGTACAATACGGTTTGGATTCATTTCTGTATGGAACATAGGATGAAATACTTTAAATTCGTCATATACCACAAAGTCTGGTGTAAGACCGTTAGCAGCAGCCCAGTTCTCAGAACCTACAATCTTTATTGTACTATTATTTTTAAAAGTAACACGTGAGTCAGTATTACCTATATGTTTTATATATTTTTTTAGTGGTTCTTCTCCACCTGGAACAAAACGTCCTTTCTCATCTTTCTCTCTACCAAACTGAGCTAGACGACCATTATGCCAAACTAGTTCTCTACCGTGAGATAGTTCTGGAGTAATGTAGTAACATGTGGAACCAGGGTGTAACAAAGCATGCCGCCATAACATGTAAACGGCAAAGTCCGTCTTACCCCATTTCCGTCCACATTGTATAAAGACCGTACCTACATCTCCCTTTACTAAGGGCATACCTACCTTAACCTGTCCTTCATGAGGATTCCAATGTTTATGCAGATCTTCCATGATTTGCAGATATAAGGCATCACTAGGTTTTAGGTCTATTAAGCTCATCGTCTTCTATTTAACCTTTCGTAACGAATCATACCTATAAGAGGACATTTAGATTCATATACTTTATAACTACCAAAAAAACTATTTACTATTCTACTAGTTTCTTCGTTTACTAATTCTTTACTACATCCTACCGTTTGAATAGAGTCTACAAAATTTTTCTTTACACAATCATATCCATGACACCAGTACTCATCCTTTGCATAGGACTGATACTTTTCTAAACTAAGTCCCATACGTTTAGCATTTACTTTTTCCATAGATTGTACAATACCTGTCCACAACTCTAACTGTTGTTCTATTTCACCTTTGTTAAATGTACCTCTAAAACCTCCAGAGGCTCTGTGAGCCATAGATGACATATTAGGTACACCATATCTCTTACCTGGACATGCTTGTAGAAAGTGATGTCCCATAGAGTAAGCTCTAATAGCTATGCACTCCACATTCCTAGGTATCGTAGCAAAGAGCTGAACAAAATTGAGCCCATCGTAGACAGAACCACCAGGACTATCAAGAACAATATATAACGTGTCCCCTGGC